TAGCTATCGACGACAACATCACCATGTTCGTCCCCGAAGAGATGTTCGAGGACGAGCGTATCAAGGCGCTGGTGCAAGTCGGCTCGATTCGAAAGGCTGCAGAACAGCTTCGTATCGAGGAATATGCGCTCATTCGTGAGTTCGAGGGCATTCGGTGTAAGTATGACTTTGAGTTCTGGGCGGCGACAAGCGTCCAGATTCGTGGGAAACGTGGTATTACAAGATTCAGGCTTAACCTTCCACAACGCAAGTTCTTATCAAAACTTGAGGCGATGCGAAGGGCAGGCATTCCTATTCGAATCATCCTTCTCAAGGCTCGCCAGTGGGGAGGTTCAACGCTGACGCAGATCTATATTGCGTGGCTTCAGTTGTTTTATGTGAACGATTACAATGCTCTTGTCGTCGCGCACGTCAAGGAGTCTGCGAAACACATTCTTGGTATGTATGAGTTCATGGCAAACCGGCATCCCAAGGGATTGGTCCCGAAGTTATCAAATGGAATCAAGCTTGTTCCATATCAGCGAACGGCAAACTATCGGACGATCTCAGGCTTTGGGAACATCATCGGAGTGGCGTCAGTTGAAAACCCGGACGCCCCTCGTTCATTCACCTGGCAACTGCTTCACCTGTCTGAGCTATCATCGTGGAAGTCGACGGCAGAGGTGAGCGCTGAAAGCCTTGCTGCATCTCTCATTGGCGCCCTTGTGGATGGTCCAATGACGCTCTGCGTCAAAGAATCGACGGCAAAGGGCGTTGGCAATTATTTCCATCGTGAGTGGCAGAGAGCTATAAAGGGAGAAAGCAACGACGTCCCTATCTTCGTGTCGTGGATCGAGCAGCAGGACACGGTGAGAGAAATCCATTCATACACGCAGTTCGTCGATTCGATGTCTGAATACGAATGGTGGCTTTGGGACCAGGGAGCGACGCTGGAGCAGGTGAGTTGGTATCGCTGGAAGAGGAAGGAATATCCGACCGACACAAAGATGAAGTCGGAGCACCCCACGACTGCAGTTGAGGCGTTCCAATCGACAGGGAGCCGGGTCTTTGACCTTTCCTACGTCCAGAAGGCAAGGACGTCCTGCAGACCGCCATTGCTGGTCGGGGATATCCGCTCGGATGCGTTAAGTGGGAAGAACGCCTTTACCAATATCCGCTTCGATCGGGCAGAACGTGGGAGCCTGTTCGTATGGCATCTCCCGAACAGTTCCGGTCTGGAGGTGCCTGGGAAGCGGTATATCAATCGATATGTCGCCTTCGTTGACGTCGGCGGAAGGACGGAGAAGGCTGACTATTCGGTCGTCACTGTCTTGGATCGCATCTACACTCTTGTCGGCGGTGGTCCTGCGGTCGCCGCGACATGGAGAGGGCATTTGGACCAGGATCTTTTTGCCTGGCAAGCCGCGAAAATCTGCCATTGGTATGACAGGGCGTTGATGGTGGTTGAAGTCAACAGCCTGAAAACCGATTCCGGCGACGACGAGCGAGGGTATGCGCCGAACCACTCTTACACGATTTTAGATTCGATCAAGGATTTCTACCCGAATCTCTACTACCGGGTCCGTCCCGAGACGATACAAGAGCGGTGGGATGGGGTAATCGGCTTCCATACGAATAAACATACGAAACCTCTGATTATCGACGCTCTGAACTCTGCGCTCCGCGAGCAGTCCTATGAGGAACGCGATCAGAGAGCCTGTGACGAGATGGATTGGTATGAGTTTAAGGAAGACGGCACAATGGGAGCCGTCGACGGAGAACACGACGACCTTGTGGTCTCACGCGCCGGCGCGCTCTACATTTCCTCGCAGATGGATCCGGTGAAGGAAGTCGACATCAAAGAGCGGGCGGGGACAGGAAAACGTGGCGGGTATGCGAATTTTACTTGACACGGCTTATACTCGAGAGTATATTTGCAGAGCATGTCCACAACACGCGAACAAGTCCATTTCGATTCGCTCACCGGAGAGCAGAGGTCGCTCATTCTCCGTCACGCCGGACGCATTAAGGCTCTTGCAAAACAGAATGGTCGCATGCAGTTCATCTTGATCGCTTTTGAGGGCGACAAGATGCTGATAAGCGCCTCGAACCACATGGTCGAAGCGGACAACCGGTAGTAAATCACATACATTGTTCCAACGAAAGGCACCTTCCCGCAAGAGGGGAGTGTGCCTTTCTTTTTGTGAGGCATGAATGGGCTCGTATATCGACAAAAGCGGGAATATCCAAGTCGAAGGCAAAGCCAAGAAGTCCGACATGGACCTTCTTGAACAGGCAAAAGCGACATGGGAGCATTGGGCTGACTTCCGAGAACGCCGTGCTCGCAGTCGCAACTACTATCGCGGGCGTCCCGAAGAGATGGTTTGGGATCCCGATACTTCATCCTGGGTCGCAGAAGACGACATCATCGCTGATTCCGGGCGAGTCCCCACCCGAGTTAACCAAATCGGTCCCACGATCCGCAACCTCAAGGGACAATTCCGGCAGATCAAAACGCAGCGCCTTGCTTACGGTCGCAATCGTGAAGACAACGAGGCATCTGAGCAGGCAACAGAAGCTTTACGCGCATCGTCTGACTCCAACCAGACGGAGTCGGTCGACGTGGAGGCGTTCGAGGAAAGCCTTGTTTCGGGTCTCTATGGCTGGAAGGTTACATACAAGTGGATCCCAAGGCTGAATCTGGAAGACTGCTACGTGCAACGTATCGACGTCGCGCGGTTCTTTATGAACCCCGATTTCTCGGATAGACGGTTGGACGATGTCCGAATTATCGGTGAGATTCACGACCTTCCGATCGAGGAAGTCGTATCGCAATTTGCGAAGAGCAAAGCCGATGAAAAGCGACTTCGGAAACTCTACGACGATATTGCTCAGAAAGAGTTTTTCCGCGAATACAGCTTCGGATTTGACGAGAAGGATGCGTTGGACTTCCTCACGCCGATCAAGCCGGACCTCTGCAGGGTTATTGAGGTCTGGAAGCTTGAATACGGATGGAGGGATTTCCTTCACGATCGCGTTACCGGGACGTTTGAACTCAGCGATATGTCCGAGGCTGAGGTCAAGGATCTCAACATGATGCGCGCCGAGGAAGCATTTCGCATGGGGCTCCCTCAGCCGCCTGAAATCGAAATCATCTCAAAATATGAAGGCATTTGGCACGTCACCTACCTGACCCCGAATGGCGACATTCTTTGGGAAGCCGACAATCCATATTGGCATGAGACGCATCCCTACGTCCTCGGCGTCGCTCAGATGTTCGACGGCGAGATTTGGGGTCTTATTGAGGATCTGATTGACCCCCAGCGCCTCGTCAACCGCATCACGCAGGCGATCGACTATATGTTCGGCGCCAGCGCGAAGGGTGTGCTTTTGGTCCCCGAGGAAGCCATTCCAGATGGCGTTAGTCTTCAGGAATTCGCCTCGGAGTGGACGCGGTTTGGCGGCGTTATCCGGTTCAAAGCAAAGCCCGGCGTCGCCCTTCCCCAGCAGATCACCGCGAAAGCTATCCCTGACGGTATTTTCTTGTGGCTGGACCAGATGCACCGAGCCATCAAAGAGTCTTCTGGTGTTCAGGGAGCGCAGTTGGGACAGGCAGCGCCTTCCGGCACTCCGGGGAACCTCTACCAGGCGCAGATTCAGCAGTCGCAGACTACGAACCGCGACTTCATCGATTCGTTCTTTGAGATCCGTCGTCAACGCGACCTGAAAATGTTGCAGGTTATCTCGCAGTTCTACGACGAGGTCCGCTATGTTCCCGTAGCCGGTCGCCGTCCCGATGGGAAGCGGTATATCACCTACAATCCCTCGCGTGTCCGCAATATCACATGGGACGTCGTGCTTACCGAAGCAACCGACACGGCTGCGACCCGACAGTTGTTCGAAGATCAGCTTGTGAAGTTCCTTGACACCAACCGGCTTACGTTCAGACAGTTCCTGGCGCTATCATCCCACCCGAAGGCGGACGCGATTGCTACGGTCATTGAACGCATGAACCCGCTTCTGATGGATGATACGCAGGTCGATCCAGCGATGAAGGATTCGCTGATGGCTCAGATGATGCAGCAGGCGCAAGCCGGCGACCCTGATGCTATGGCTCTAATGACACAGGCGCGATGAGCGAGAGGAACGTCGAGCGGAAAGGAATGCGCTGCACTTTGTTCAGCACCATGCACCGGACGATACCCGAGCCGGCGCGCATGATCGATGTCGACAAGCTCGAATTCTGCAAGTATTGTGATGAACCGTTGATCATTATTGAAGATGCCATGTTCACAGGGCATTTCAACAAGGTTGCGAGGGTCACGAAGAAGCTCGGAATGCTGGTGAGAGCTGCAGGAGTCCCGGTCGTTATCCTGACCGCCCTCTACAAGCCGACAGCCGACATGAAGGGGATTGAGTGCCTGTATATCCGCAAGGTTGACGAGCGTGGGGAGTGGACGAAATACTATCGTTGGACCTGGGAACAGTTTCACAACGCCGTTTTGCAGATCCACGCCATCCACGAACAGCATTGCAAGGGCAAACATGGCTCCAAAGAAGGAAAAGACCATCCTGAAGCGAGAGTTGTTGCGGCTTGACGCGCAGACACTTATCTCTCAACGTGGGAAGGGCATCGGAGAGACATGCGACATACTCGCAGAGCGATACGATTTGTCGTTTTGGACCGTTGTAAGATACCTGCAGGACTATACGCAAGCGAATTAGCGGA